ATGAAACGAACCGAGATAAAGCGCCGGCCACTGGCCGACACGGTGCTGGCTTCCCTTGAGCCAGAGGCAAAGGAATACCGCGAGAACTATGGAATAGACCGGCTTTATTTCGTGGTCAGCAGCACGGGCCGTAAACGCTGGGAGCTTCGATTCAAGAAGCCCAACGGCAAATGGGGATGGCACGGACTGGGCGCCTATCCGGACGTGACGGCCAAAAAGGCCAGGGAGAAAGCGCAGGAAGCGCGGAGGCTCAATGCCGAAGGTGTAGACCCTATCACCCATAAGGCGACGCTGAAGGCTTCCAGGGATGCAGCAGAAGCGAACACGTTCAAAGCCGCCGCCGATCTATGGCTTGATAAAAAGATCAAAGATGGCCGCGCCGAAAAGACCCTGGCCGGAATCAATGGCGCGCTTAACAACGACATACTCCCGGCCCTTGGTAGCAAGCCCCTGAGCAGAATCACCAGGGCGGATTGCGCCAACCTCCAGGCAAGCATCGAGAGCCGCGGTGCCCACAACACCGCCGAGAAGGTGCGCGTGTGGGTGAATCAGATCTTTGGCCTGGCCATCGCCAAGGGCATGACCGAGAACAACCCGGCCAGCAACTTGATCGACATTGCCGAAAAGGCGCCAGAGGAATCGCAGTACCCACACCTTCTGGAGTCGGAACTGCCAGAGTTCTTGAGGGCGCTGGTTGAATCACGCAGCGGCACAATCGTTCGAACTGCAGCATGGCTGACCCTTCTGACCGCGTCACGGCCAGGTATGACGCGCTGGGCGGAATGGTCCGAAGTTGATCTTGATGCGGGCCTGTGGACAGTGCCAGGCGTCAAGATGAAAATGCGGCGTGACCACATTGTGCCGCTACCCACTCAGGCTGTTGAGCTGATCAGGGATCTGCAACGGCTTACTGGCCGGTCCCGCTACCTGTTCCCATCATCGGGCGAGAAGGTGCCGGTTATTTCAGACGCATCGATCAACAAGTGCTTTGCACTGATCGGGTACAAAGGGCGGATGACAGGCCATGGCAGCCGGCACACCTGCGAAACACTGCTATCCGAATTTGGCTGGGACGAAAACTGGCGGGACATGCACCTGGCCCACAAGAAAGCCGGACTCAAAGGCGTGTATGACAAAGCGATCTACCTGCCGCAGCGCCAGAAGATGGTGCAGTGGTATGCGGACTATCTTGATGCGCTTCGGGAAGGCATGACCGACGAACAGCGAGACGAGTTCCGGCGCAAAGTTAATCACGCGTAAAACCAAAATCAAGAACTGGAAAATGGATACTGATCATGAGCATGGAACAGGGAAGGCTTGACTGGGTTCAAGCGCTTAGAGGAATAGCCGCTATGCTGGTCGTGCTGTGTCACGCAGCGGACTACCTGAGAGACTCACCCAGCTATCCGCTGATAGAGAGCGCGCTTTTGCCTGGAGCAATGGGTGTGGATCTGTTCTTCATCATCAGCGGCTTCATCATGGTTTACTCGACCCGCAAAGCGACGGGGACCATTGATGACGTGAAGAACTTTGCAATCAGCCGGTTCTCAAGGATCTGGCCAACCTATGCAGTCGTCTCTCTGCTATGGATCTTCATCGCTTATTCGGGGCTGGCGTATTTCAGCAGCACTGAAAACCTAACTGCGCTCTTGAAAAGCCTGACCTTTATCCCGGTCAAGGAAATGGCACCGCTTTACTTTGAGCCGGTATTTGCACTCGGCTGGACATTGAATTTCGAGATGTATTTTTATGCAGTGTTTGCAGTGTCGTTGCTTTTCAAGCGATTCCGCCTCGCCGCAATGCTCACCTGGATAGCGCTGACAGTAGTGTTAATCCCCGTAATGACACGGACATTTTCCACAAACCCTTTCACATACTATAGTTTTGATTTCAACTACTTAAACCTAATGACAAATCCAATTATCTTGGAATTTGTGGCGGGTGCGCTGATCGGGTACCTATATCTATCAAAGCATATATCAATCAGTAGCAAGGTCGTTGCTGTAAACCTTCTTGTATCTAGCATAGCGCTGGTGATTTGGTTTAATTATTCTGGACCTGCGTCTACCCATGGGATCACTAACTGGGGTGGACCATTGGCACTCATGGTTTTGGCGCTGGCTATATGCAGTAAAACCGTGCACATCAAATCGCCCAAGGTTCTAATTTGGCTCGGGAAAATATCTTACTCACTCTATCTGACGCACTTTCTAACCAGGTCGGTTATGGATCACTCTGTCGGCTCAATTGGATTCAGCGCTTATACGCACACATGGGGGTACTTCGCATTTTCAGTGGTGCTATGCGTCTCGGTTTCTGCTGCCTCCCAATATCTGCTTGAGCAAAAGCTATCCAATATTTTCAGGGATGCTCTGCATAAACGCCTGCCAACCAAGACGGTTTCGGCATAACCGGAAGGGCCCGACAGCGCCGGGCCCAGACTTGTTAGAACGCCCTTTTTAGTATCACTGATATTTCAGTGGAAGGGATCACGATGTTTGAGCTGGTAGGGTTGGAAATTATCACATGGACGACGCCGTTCCCTGCATGTGCCGTAGGTATACACCCGAACAAAGACCTTAAAGCATAAGCATCCACGCGGTCATTCAACAGTGCTGTAGATAGTGTTATGTCAAACGTAGCTATAGCTCCAGCATTGATCGTGCCTGCATATGAGGCGCTGGCGTGGTGCGTGTGGTGCTGGATGATGTCATACATATCCAGCGTTTCATTGAGACTGAAACCCAGGCGATTTGTACCGCTACTCCCTGACGAACCCAAAATCATCGATGGTTTAGAGTTCAAGTTGTATTTCGAAATAGCGGCACCGTCCCCGAGAGGGATTACTGACAGGTTAGTCATCACCTGCCGGCCAGGGTCTTTTATGGTGCACACATAACCATTTGTGGATGGGTTTTCAATGGTCAAGCCATCCCATGTCTGGGAGTAAACCGAAGCGCTCCACTCAGCCCAGGTGTGGCACCCCTCAATATTCTCATTGATAAACATGTTTGTTTCAGACCAGTTATTCGGCTGTGAGAAATCATATGCAACTTGGTTATCCGAAATGCTGTTGTTGTAAAACGTGTTCCTGTTTGCAGCACCGCCAAAGTAATGGCCGATCCCGCATGGCTTGATGATGTTGTGCGATACCTCGTTCAAGAATGACTGCACAAATACAGAGGGCGTGTGCCCGATGTTCCACGAGAACGCGATATAGAAGTTGGCTATTTCATTTTTGCTGAACGTGCACTGCATCGCATTGCGGACAGAGAAGCAAACTCCTGTCCCCGTACCAAGCCCAACAATAGTAAGCCCTTTGACGTTGGAATCGAGGCACAAGCCTGGAAGGTAGCCGGCCGGCCTGTACGTTTCAAACCCGATCCCGCTATGTGTCACTTCAAGGCGGTTCCTGCGCCCCGATCCGGCACCTATAAGGGAAACACCTGGGTAAAGATTGACCTTTTGACCAAGCTTATATGTGCCAGTGATCTTGCAGGTTTCACCGCCGTCGGCATACAGGATTGCACCGATAGCATTCAATATCGGAGCGATGTCAGCACCTTCCACAGCGCCAGCCTGCTTTACATTCAAGTCCGTATAGGCAAGCTTCCATCGTGCACCGTCCACGCCGACGATAACCGTGATGCCGTTGTCTGGACTGGTGGTGTCGGAGGCGTCGACGTAGTAATCGCCCCCACCCTTATCCCCTTTCGTGTAGTAACCGAGCGTGCGGGCCCGCTGGTTGCGCGACGAGGAAAGCAGGCGCAGCGCCCCAACGTTATCAACCCGGCGAGAAAGCCCGTACTTTAGGTAATCGAACAACGTCCCGGCATCGTAGAGAATGCCGGTGGTCGTGTTGACCAGGCCACTAACGCTCTCTAGAAGGCTGGTAAAGAAGTTTGTAGACCAGAGCTTGTTTGCAGCGTCATGCGGTTCTACCGGGTCTTTTACATCCGTGATCCGCCGGTTTTCCGCATAGAAATAATCTCGCCCAAATGGGCGTGTAAGGGCGCGCTTGAAGATGCTGAAACCCTGCTGTATCAACATGGTCAGCTTGTCGAATACATCCTCATGCGTTTCCGCCAGGAACTTCCCCTGATTGCGCAGGCTGGTCTGTTGGAAGGCATCCATTTCCCTGGAAACAATCAACTGTCCAGGGCCAGCGAGCGCTGACGTAGTGACGATGCTCCCGCCCTGCTCATTGCCTGCGCCGTTGACGGTGTAGTTCGTGCCGAGCGTTAGAACGGAACTGACACCGGCCGGGTTCACATAGGTGACAACCAAGTCCTCATTGGCCAGGAACTTGAAATAGAACGGGTAGTTGGTGGTTACCCCATTGGTATCGAACTCTGCAACGCTGCCTATTGTGCTGACGGTCACGGGTGTGACTCCTTTCCTGGGGGCAAAAAAAATCCCGCTCAATGGCGGGATTCGGTGGGGTGCTTCGCTGTTATTTTTTCGGGGCGCCGTGTAATAGGGCCTTGATGAACTCGGCCGCGTCTTCGGGGGTTTCCTCGCCCACTGCGACGTTGTAGAGGTATGAGCCCTGGCGGGTTAATGGTTTGGTAGGCACGCCCAGCAGGTAGCCGCCGGCAGTAACGACCGACTTGGCCGCCGCACCAGCTTCCTTTTCACCAGTAGCCAGCCCAGCAACTGCCGCACCTGCTTGCCGGCCGGCATTGATCGCTTGCCAGGCTGGAGACAGTGAGCCCGCGTGACCACTGAGGGCGGCCCCGAGGGTGTCGCGGATAACGGGGAAGCCGGACACGCCAAACCCAAGCGTACTTTTTGCCATCCACGCGGCAGTGTTCTCATCTTCGTCGGGCCCCTTGCCGGTGAGCAGATCGCCCACCACACCCTGGAAGAACGCCACGGCCAGCATGGCGGCGGCGGCGCTGGCCACCGTGCGCGAACCCTGCTTGGCCTCAAAGGCAAGGTCTCGGTTCTGGTTGTAGTAGGCGCTGAACGGCGTGTAGAACATCGTCAGCAGGCGCATGGCGGCGCCCTGGTCCTTGCGCTGGATGGCTGCAATATCCATTGCCCCGGTGCCGCCCTGCGAAAGGCGTACAGCCTTGTCGCCATCGAGCGCCGCCGCCGCCGAGTCCTTGCCGGCCGCCAGCCCTTCGCGATAGCTGGCCATCCAGATCGCGCCGGAAATCCCACGGTCCAGGTAACCCAGCAGGTTGAACGAGAACCGCACCAGGTCGTCACGCTTGCGGAAAAAAGCGTTCTTGCCGATAAGGTCGGCCATGCTGGAAGCCAGTCGACCGTCCTCGGTATCCCAGCGCAAGCGCATTGCCGGGGATGCGTCGGTGATCATCCGGTACGTCTCAACAGGAGACCGGATGCCATCGAGCAAGCTTTTGGCAAGCAGCTGGGGTTTCACATACAGCAGACCAGGAATCAAGCCGCCTACCTGGGCCAGCAGTGTCGTGCTGGAAAGGCCCAGGCCCACGATGGATGTATTCGTTCTGGCCGCGTCGAGGAACCGGTTGAAGTTGCCTGTTTCTGGCGGGTTGCGGTCATTGGCTATCGCCTTCAACCACGGCAAGAACGAATCAGCGCCACGCGGCCCCAGCTTGTCGATCAGCACCGCCCTTATCTGCGGGTCTTTGGTCAGGCGGTGAGCGTCCTGCAATGCCTCGCGGTGCGTCAGGTCGTGGACGTGCTGGGCCAGGCGCTGGGGGATGGCGCTCAAGTCGAGCAGCAGCGGGCCGCTGGCGTTGTCGTTACGCTGGTTGGTGAACCCGTTGGACGGTAGTGCGCCCTCGAAACCCTCATTGAACAACTCGCCGCCAACAGCCGCCGGCGGCGCCCCCGCCCTCTTGCGGTCGTACATAATCGGGAAATAACCGCCGCGGTACTCACCAAAAGCGGTGGTGACTGGCTTCGGCTCGATGCGCGGCGGCGCCACGCCTGACAGGCGCTTGTACATCGCCGCGATGTCAGGCCAGAGGTTGTCGAACGAATCCCACACCGACTGCACCAGATCCCAATCCTGCTTGTCCAGGCGCCCCAGCATGTCGGCCAGTGCCGCGTCATTCAGCTTGTTGCCCTTGAGCAGCTTGGTACGGTTCGACTCGTTACCCGTGTTGAGCGCGTGCATCAGGATTTCACGGCGGTTGAACGACTTCCCAGCGCTGGCTATATAGAAGCGGTCGGCCAGACGCTTGGAATCCATACCGGCAAAGCGCTCAACAATGGAGCGAATGCCATTTTTGAATAGCGTGCGCTCGTTGGCCTGCGCTTCTGCCAGCGGATTCCATACCAGCTCATGCCAGGGGCCGCTGGTTTTCTTGCCGTCCAGGCGGTTTATCACGTTTTCCATACGGGTAAGCGAGGCATCGAGCCCGGCCAGTGCACCAAAAGCCTTATCGGCGGTGGTTTCGCTGCTTTCGGAGGTGGCGACCTTTCGCGCATCAACAGGCACGTTGTCATTGAGGGAGCGGATCAGGTCACTACGGGCCTGCTCGTAATCGCGTTTGTACTTGCTGTTCAGCAGTTTGTTTTTCAACTTGGCCAGGTGTTCGATGTTCACCACCGCGTCACGCACGCCATTCAGTTCTTCAAAGGTCAGGTCTCGGTAGTTAAACCGGGCGCTCTGTTCAATCAGGTGCTGCGGGACGGTCACGACATTGCCGGCAGCTTCCTGCTCGCTGACGAACTGGGCCAGGCTACGACGGCGCTCTACCTGCGGGCCGCTGACCTTGCGGAATTCATACTGATCAAGCAGGCCCTCGATCTGCTCCAGGTAGCTGGCGCCAGCCTTGCCGATGCGTTCACGCGTCGAAGGCTTTTCGAAGCGGCGCATGAAGGTGTAAATCTTTTCCTCTTCCTTGCGGGCGGCAGTCGCCTCCCGGTACAGGTAGTGGTTCAACAACTCCCGCTGCTTGGCCTCGGCGGCTTCCTGCCAGCGGTTTTTGGTGGCGAAGTTGAAGGCGTCACGGTTCGCCTTGCGTTCGGCGTTCAAGTACAGGTGTGGCTGGATATCGCGCACTACCTTGTCAGCGATCACCTGCTTGGAAATAGTGCGGATATCTTTCAGGGATGGGATGGCGCTGTAGGCGTCTTCGCGCAAGGCGCGGGAATTTCCATCCTGTGCCCGCTGGACTTTCTCCACCTGCCGGCGCAGGCGGTCAATGGCGCGCAGCTCTTCCCGCACGACCTGGGCCCGGTCATCGTTGTGCACCGCATCAATGGCGCGGTCAGCCAGTGAGCCGTCGTTGAGCATGTCGCCATACTCGGCGCGCATCCTGGCGTCGGTTTCAGCCTGGATCAGTTCTTTGCGGCCACGGGCACCCACCAGGGCCTGAACCATTTCATCGCCCGAGGTGTAACCGAACTGCTCGGCGACGATATCGGGGTGAATCCCATCTTCACTGGTCATGCCGCGCAGGCGGGACACTACTGGCTTGCCATAACGTTCAACCAGCGGACCACGGGACAGCTTGACCGGATCCCCCACGGTGCCATCGGTTTGCAGCCCTTTGCGCAACAGATCCTGTACGCGATAAACGGGTTGGGCATCGACTTCTTTGGTCACCGCTTCCTGCATAACGCCGCGGGCTTCCTTCCACCACTTCTGCTGCTCGCGGTTCAGCTCATGCAGCGCTTCAGCGGTAAGTCGCTCCTCGGCGGCCTGGCCCGCCTTGTCGGCGGTTGCGCGGTAGGCATCGAACTCAGCGGGCGACATGCCGGCCGTCTGTGCGTCAGTGAACAGGCTGCGGTACGGGGCCTGGGCTACGGCGATTTCGTCATCGGTGGCCAGCAGTCGGTCGAACACCCGGCGCACGTCGTCATTGAGCTGAACGTTAAGGCGGCTGGCATCCCGGTAGATTTGGGTCAACCAAGCCTTGAATCGGGAAAAAGCCGACTGCAATGCAGCGCTGGGCGCCTTGCCTTCGCGCAGATATGCCTCAAAGCCACGGGCAAACTGTTCGTGCTGATCAACCTTAACGCCGGATCGATCTTTTACGCCGAACCAATCAAGGACCGTCTGATAATCCTGCTTTACCTGGTCCGGCACATCGGCGCGTGCTGCCAGATCGCCCATCACTTCCAGGTAAAAATGCCCGGTTTCATGCAGGAACGTGGACAGGTTGGCCTTGTCGGTCAGCTTGATATTGAACTTGCGGTCAGCGCCGAACTGGATAAACCCACGGGCACCGTCTTCTGTCTGATCAAACCGAACGGCGTCATCGCCCAGCAACGCCTTGCGCACGGCCGCGTTATCCAGTGCATTCAGGTCGAGGCCTGATTGATCAATAGCGCGCTGCAGGTCGTCCAGAGTTGCCCGGGCGTTGAACTGTTCCTGATTAAGGTTTCCGGGCGCTGACTGACGCTGGCCGCGCAATTCCTTGTCGATTGAGGCCAACAGCATATCGGGCGTTGCGGTTGCGACATTGCCGAAATAACCCGCTTCGGCGGCCTGGGTCGCCATATCGTCGAGGCTGCGCCCACCCTTCCTGGCGATACGATTGGCACCACGACGCCCCACGTCGGCGTCACGGGCGGCCAGCTCGCCGCCTTCGTCATTGATACCGCCGCGCTCGCGGATGAAGTCGATCAGCGACGGGCCGTTGACTGTGGCGTCGTCCGGAATGTCACCGGTTCGCAGCCGGTCCAGCATTAAATCCAGCTGATCAGCGCTTGCCGGACTGCGCAGCACCTCGGGAATGTCACGGCCAACACGCAACTGGTACTGATTGAACAGGTCATAGGGATCAATGCCGGAACGTTCGCCCAGGGAGCGGAACGCCGATTGATACAACGATGCCTCACGGTCGGCGGTCTGCGCTTCTCGTCCAATGCCCAGCAACTGCCCGCGCACGTCCTCAAATACACGGCGGTCCGAAGCTGCAACAGTGTCCTGTTCAACGCGGTCGCGCAGGCGGTCAAGCTCTTCCGGAACACGCTGCTGGAATTCGGCCAACTCGCGCAGGGTCATGGCGTCAGGGGTGGCGCGCATGTCCTGTTCCAGCCCCCGGTGGTGACCATCCTTTGCGATGACCGAGGCCCACTTTTCCAGCGGGATCGAGATATCGCCGCCCAAAGTCAGCGCCTCGCCCAGGGCGCCAGCATTGCCAGTGGCCGCCGTGGCGAATTGTTCAGGATCTAGGTTGTTCTCCTGGAAGTAGCGCATGAACTGTTCGGCCGGTACCAGGATATTTTCCACAGTGCCGCCGGACTGCTCTTTCAGGCGCGCGATCAGCGCTTCAGCACGGGCTGGGGAGCGCTTGAACAGCTTGGAGTTCTCGGCCATGTCGCCCAGGCGCTGCACGGCAGACAGATCCTGTTCGATCTGCCAATACCGTCGGCCCGAACTGGCGCTGGCCATGGCCACGTCAAGCGGCGCAGTGGCGAGGCCCAAGGCCGCATTGAGGAACATTTCGCCCCCGGTCGCTTCTTCGCCCACGGCGGCGGCACCGGCAAGCGCACCACCAGCACCACCAGCAGCCTGGGCCGTGCCCTCGACAGCGATATTGCCCAGCTTCCCACCAATGCCACGGGCAGCAAACGGAATGGGCAGCATGCCGCCCAGGGCGTTCACGGCGGCTTCTGCCACGGTGCGCTTGAGGCTGTAGGCGTAGGACTGATCGATATCGCCGGTTTTCTTGTAGCCCTCGGCCAGGTTCTCACCTGCACCACCAGCAATGCCCGCCCCGAAGTTCACGCCACCAACCACGATTGCTTTCTCGGCGGCCCGCTGGGCAAAGGTGCTGGCCAAGCGACTGACCGCAAAGTTCTTCACCGGCTGGGCGGCAATGCCACCAGCACCACCGCCCACCAACAGGCTTGGCAACGCTTCGGTCAAAGCGCTGCCGATCAGCCCAGGGTTGCGCAAGGCATACATGCCGGTATCAGCCGCCGCGCTGCCAAAGCCTGCACCGCCTGCCCGGGCCTGATCGAACACCTGGCCAGCGAAGGCGATACGCTGGTCACGCGGCATGGCCATGTAGCCCTCTACGGCGCTGACCACGTTGTTTTCGCTTTGCCCGGTGTAGTTCGGTTCATCCGTGCCATTGCGATCAAGGGCGCTTTGCGGGGCCAGCATGTTGACGAAGAAGCCGCCGACCGACGAAAGCGAGCGGTCCAGCAGGTTGGCAGCAGCCTCACCCGCCAACCCGATCTGGCCAATACCACGGGAAAGAGCGTCACCGGTACCCGTTGAGTGCTGCTGCCCCGATTCCTTGACGAAGCTATCAAAGGCCCCCTCAACGTTCGACAGCGCGTCGATATCGTCATGCGCCACGCCGGCATTGTTCGGGTCGGTCAAAAACTTGTTGGTGACCGGGGCGCGACTCAGCAAGGCGTCATAGTCCACAGCGTCCAGCTTGGCCTTGCGCTCAATCTCCAGCCGGTTGCGCGATACCATTTCCGGCGGCAGGCCGGTCAGTTCAGCCAGGCGCTGGATATTGGCCTGCTCGTCCGGGTTGGTGTCAGCGACATAGCTCAAGGCGGTGCGCGGATTTGGCAGGTCCCGCCGGCGTTGAATCGCTGCGTCGTATTTGTTGGGCTCGGCGGCGCCCTGCTCGCCGGTACCGGAGAGCAATTCGTCGTAACGATTCATTGGTTTGCCTCATTGAAAAGACGAAGGATGTCGGCGTCGTTGGGCTTCTGGCCGTGGCGCTTCATGGCCTCGACAATCTGCTGGTGCTCATCTGGCGGGATCTGCTTGATATCCCGGACGATCACCTTGTCACCGTCCTGGCGTTCAAAAGTTCGGCGCTTGGAGGTCCACTGTCCGAGGTTCCACCAGTTGCCACTACCGTCCACATCCCCCTGGATGAATGCCCGGTCAACGACCTTCTGCACCTGGTCGGGGGTCGCCTTCTTGCCTTGGTCCTGTTCCAGGGCGCGAATCTGCGTGTCGACGTACCGGCGGGCAGCGGCCACAGACTTGGCGTCGCGCTTGCCTGCCTTGGCTTCTGGATCAATGCCAGCCACACGCAACGCCTCTTTGAATATGTTGTCGTTGCTGCCAATGGACGATGTGGCCTCGGCGCCCTTCTCGCGCCGATCCTGCTGAAGCTTCGTCAACTCCTGGAAGTCGGTGTCGGAAAGCTTGGCGCGCATCCCCAATAGATTCAGCTCGTTGCCGCTGACAATCTCGTCGCGAGCCCGGTAATAGACCTCCTGGTCTGTTGGGCGGCCTGGCTTGTAATCCATGATCTGCTTGCGGCCTTCGGCGGGCAGCGCGGCCCAGGTGGCGGCCGGGATCGTGTCCCAGCTATTGCCCTGCAACACCACATCCCATGCGGACTCCAGGTTCTGCGCATCCTGCTGCTTACGCTGTTCGGCTTGCCAGTCAATGCGCTGCTTGGCGGCTTTCAACGCAATAGACTTCTGGTCGGCGGTCAGATCGTCACGCGCATCAATGGCCTGTGCTACCTGGCCAAAGCTGGGTTCGTGAGTCTGCAATGCCTTGCCCAGCACCTTTTCGGTGTATTCGCGGGTTTCTTTGAATGGGATCTTGTCCAGGAACTCGGCCTGGCTGATTTCACCGGTGCGCGGGTCACCCAGCTTGAGCTTGCTTGCATTCTTGCCGGTGGTGTTGGTGCCGTTGATCCAGTCGTTAACCATGCCTGGGCCAGCGTTGTAGGCGGCCACAGCCAGCGCTGGCGACTTGAAATCGTTGGTCAGCTTCTGAAAATAGGCTTGGCCAAGCTGACGGTTGTAGTCCGGGTCATTGCGAAAGCGGTTCTCATCCCATTCAACACCGGCAAGCTTTGCCGCTTCTGGCCCGGTGCTGGGCATGATCTGAGCGGTACCAATGGCGCCACGGCTCGACGTCATCGGTTGGCCGTTGCGGTCAAACTGCTTGCCTCCGCTTTCCGCCTGCAGGATTGAAGCAAATACCCGGTTATCCTGGCTGCTGACATCCTGCACGGCCTGGCTGCCCACACTGACACCAACCTGGCGATCAATAAGCGGCTTGAGCATTGAGGCCGCCCGGAGCTGCGCGTCGGCGGTCATGCTGACAGCGTTGTCCATGAAGTATTGCTTTGCCTTCATCGGGTCATGCGCAGCCAGTTGTTCAATCACTGCCGCATTAAGTCTGGTGTTCGCCTCCAGGCGTTTCTGTTCAGCAAGTTCAGGCGGAAGGCCCTTGCGCTGCGCCTCAGCTCCTTCCACCACATTCATCTTGGCTTGGTAGTAGGCGAGCTGTTGCGGGTCGTTGGCGTACAGGGCGGCGCCCTGGATGGCACTCCGGCGCTGCCCTTCGGCCGTGTCGTCGTAATGCTGTTCCCGTTGGGCGAACTCGTATTTGTTCAGTTCGTTGGATAGTGAGTTACGGCGGCTGGCGACAATCTGTGCATACCGCGCTTTCTGCTGCTCACTGGTCAGGGTCTCGGCAATCTTGGCCTGCGCCTCTTCGAACTGGCCCAGCGTCTGGTTGGTGATATCGAGCGCAGCCCCGCCCTTACGCGTGTACACGCCGCCTTCCGGGTTGAACATGGTGTTCTGCTGCCACTCGGTCAGCTTGCGATCAGCATCCATGATCGAGGCGGTATCAGCCTGTTCCCTGGACTTGTTGGCCAGGATTTCCGCGCCACGCTGAAAGCTCTGCAAGCCCTGGGCAATCGAGGTGGTATCAGGTGCTACACCCTGCAACTGAATGGGCCGGGTGGGCTGCTGCTGGACCTGCGCCGTGTCGTATGTCGGTACCCGTGGCATTAGCGAGCCCCCGCGAACGAACCGAATGCACCGCCAATGCCGCCGAGGATTGAGCCCATGGCGGCGGTCTTGCCGTTCTGCACGGTCTGGTTGGCATTGAGCAAGTCTTGCTTGGCCTGTACGCGGTAACCGTAAGCCTCGCGGGCGGCGTTGTTCTGGATCGTCAGGGCGTCCAGCTCGCCGAGCATGGCGGTATCGTCTTGCATCTGTGCAGAACTGCCGCTGTTCACGTCGATCCCGTTGGCGGCCTGCACGCTGCGCTGGGTACCGACGGCCTGGCCGGTGCGCACGCGCTGCCAATCCGCCGAGGTGTTGCCTGCGTTGATCGTTTCGTTAGCGGTCTGGTTTTTGAACGCGGCGTTCTGTTCCATCATCCCAGACTGGAACTGGGCGTTTTGCTTCTGGCCCTGGGCCTGCATCATGCTGCCGGCCAATCCAATGGCGACGGGTATCAATGCCATCCAGCACATGGTTATTCCTCTCGGTTCAGGGTGAAGGGGTAGAACGGCAGGCGCTTGGGCCCATACGGGACGGCCTCGCCGAAGTCGAAGCCCAGCCATTTCAGCCAGCGAATGGCCGAGGTGTTGCGGGCGTCGACGTAGTTGATGAGGTGGCGGTGCCGGGTGAGCATCCCTTGCACCTCGGGCTTGCAGACTTTGAGGAATGCGCGGGCGTGGCGCTCTACGTGGGTTGTGCTGATCAGCCAGGGGACGCCGACCGATCCAAGAAGGCTGTGCACCGCATCCCCAAAAACGGCAACGATGTGGCCGTCAACCACGATCTTGCGGGCGTTGAGGCTATCGTTGATGCCGGACAGCAGCTCACGCTCAAGGGATACGCCGAGCCCTTCGACAATCTCGTCGATATCGGCCTGGCGCACGTCACGCAGGATGGCCGGGATATCCTCTGGCTCAATGGGCAGAACGTCAGCGACCGCCAATGGTCACCTCCGGGATCACCGCCAGCACGGATAACGGCAGCGGGTCAGCCTGCCGGATAAATACCCGGCCCTTGCCCTGCCAGTCGTTGGATATAGAGATTTCCGCTTGCCCGGTGAGCAGCTCAATAGGCGACTCGTAGTCATCCCGGCCGGTTTTATGTGGGTAAAGGTGGTTTTTGTCCTTGCCGGCGAAGATGCCCCGCGATTCCTCGACCAGAACGATCAAGCTGTTGACGGCGATCTTCTTGTCTAGCACCGTCTCATTGGCGTTTTTTAGCTCCAGGTCGAGGGTTTCCATGTCGGATATGTATTGCAACCCTACGTGGGCGATGCCCGCGGCTTCCTGCAATGCAACGGAGCCGCCTGTAACAACACGCTGGGGGTGCACGCTGCCATCGGCCAGGATTGAAACGGTCTTGCCTTCAAGGTGGCCCAGGCCGGACAGCGTTTTGACCTGGCGCGCCCATTTAGAAACTGGGACGCCGCGTAACGATTCGGGACATATGATCAGCAACTTGACCGTGACCACGCTGGGGCTGGTGTAGCCGACCACCTCAACCCTGACAATTTCTGTAGCTGGGTCGCCGTTCTCGTCGATCACCTGGCGCTTCAACGAGTAATCGACGCCCACACTCCCCGCCGCGAATGGGGTGTGGCCGACCGCCGTCATGGTGACCACCTCGGGAAACTTCCAGGTTGTACCGCCGGATAAGGTGAAGGTCTTGGCCGCGTCGGTGTTGCGCCCGTCATAGGTCAGGCCGCAATCAACAAAGAAGGCGTCTTCAATGCTGGTGATCTGCCGGCTGGCCATGCGCTCGATATAACGCTTCTGCACGCCGTTGATGTTGCGGCGCACCACCATATACAGGACATCTTCCTGGCCTTCCGGGATGCAGGCGATCGACTCGACGAACCCGTCAGTGTCATGCCAATGCCAGCCCACCAGCTGCTGTTCGGGGATGTAGGTTAGGCCCAGTAGCACACCGTCATCGCGCACGTACCAGACAATCGAGTCCGGCACCTTCTGATATGCAACGTTGGTCAACGCCTTGCCCTTGAAGAGGTGGGCGCTGAACAGCGTCAGATCGTCAGCGGCGAACCCGTCAGCGTTCAGTGAGTACCCGAACGACGACACCCGGTTGCCTCGCGCCTGGACGTATACGGCGCTATTGCCTACCACCACGGGCGGAACGATTGACGAACCGTCGTACCCCTCTGGTACGGCCTGCACGGTCTTGGCGGACAATCCCGTCTCGCCGCCCGATATGGTGAATTCGGCCCCCGTGGTGAGCGCCAGCAGCTTGCGCAGGCCCAGCAGGTGGCGCACCCGGTTCACCTTGTTGCTGCTCAAAGTGAAGGTAATGGCGTCATCGTCCTTGTTCGGCACGGAATAGCCGAAGTTTTTGAACAGACCGGTCTTGCTCGTCCACACAGTCTGTGGCTGCAAATTGCTACCGGCGAATATCAGGCGCTGCTGGTAATACACCACGGCGCCCGGGAAGTTACCGGCGCCGACAAAGGGGTCGTTGCCGTTCGGTGGTGTGTCGGTCTTGACGGCCGTGATGTTCTGGTCCGTGAAGGTGGTGCCGGTGGCGCGCCCGATGAATCCGTAGATCCCGGCGCCGGCGTTGTCCTTGTAGATGATGTAGTACGTCGCACCGGTAACGGCGGACCAGGTGATGGTTGCTGACGCAACGTCTGTGTGGGTCGTGACGGGGTTAGACGTGGCAGGCAGGGACTCATCCAAGGTGTTGCCGTCATCCAGCACGGCGGTGACCTGGTAGCGCCAGGTTTGCGCCGTGCCAGTGCCGCCACCACTTACGGCCGTGGCAGATGCCGGAGCGGCAATGCGCGGGGCCAGGTTGATATCGGCGGTGGTCCAGTTGTCGTGGGCCAAGCGGTTCAGTTCACGCGGCTTGTATCCTGGCTGCGCGAACGTCATCACGTCAGCAGACTGGGTGTAATTCAGGGATGCCAGGTCATATTGCGTGTACGGCATGGCCAGTTCGAAGGGCGTACCGATGCTGGGGCCTGCGCTGTACAGCACCTGGCCACCGTCCTTGATAACCCGCATGTTCAAGTCGCCAAACGCCAGGATGTAGGTCTGCACGTCGTTGAACTGGAACGGGACCAGGCGGCAAAGCTTGGTCGAATCCTTTACCTCGGCCACGAGGCGCGTGCCGGCACGGTTACGCACGCCACCGTAGGGCATGACCATGAAGTTGCGGCACAGCTTGAGGCCCGTGTAGTAGCGGGCAATGTCGGTACGTGCACTGGCAGACGGCGAAAGCTCGCCCGCCGCGAAGGTCGGTTGAAGTATCCCGCTCATGCTCGCACCGTAATGAATTCAGATTCAGGCTCGGGATCGTCCTGGGATTCCTCAAAAGCAGAACCCTCGGCGATGGTCAGCGCCACTTGATATTGCTGGGCAGCGAACTGTTGCAGGTCAGGCTTGGAACTGAGCGGCAAAGCCAGGTCCATCGCCAGGCGCCAGGCCAGCGCGTCAGCAAACTGAGGGTCGAAGAACGTGGAGTCCTCGACCTTGAAGGTGAAGCGGCACGCAGCCTCAGGCTGGTCTGTGTGAATTACCCGACCGCCGGCGTCGTAACCAATTCTGTATGGGATCTGCAGATCGCTGGTGAGCGAGCGGCGAAACCCTGGCTGTACGATGTCACGCACTTGCAGGCAGTTGGCCGGATACCGATAACGGTAAGCCCAACCAGGCGCAGGACTGCCCAGGCTTGCCAGTGCAACTACGGATTCCGCGAATGGCCAGGGAAACGCCTGCAACACCAATTCACGAAGCGGGGCGTAGAACACACGGCACAGTTCGGCCGCTTTGCTCTTTTCCGTGAACGAAACTATCGGTTGCGTGTGTGCAACCCGCGACAGCGCCATGTTGCAAATTTCTACGTCGCTGGACATTCGGGAACCTCAGAAAAAGAAAAAGGCCCCGAAGGGCCCGTAAGGTGTGTTGCTGGTGATCAGGCGTCTGGCAGTCCGTTGCCGTTGGTGTTGTCCTGATCGTTGTCATCAGCGTCCTGCTGGATGGTTGGCCCAACAACTTCGCCACCTGCGTTCAGTCGGGCAGCTTCCGCTTCCGCTTCCGTCTTGCTGCCGATGAAATCGCCAACCCGCTGGTCCTTGTCGTCCTTGACCACGTACTTGCCAGCAGCGCCACGGGCGGCAACGTATCCCAGGCCAAAACCGCCAGCGTCCTGCTGGATGGTTGGAGCCTTCACAGCCCCCAATTCCTTGAGATTGCTGCCCGGGCTATCAATCTCCAGCACGACAGTTTCTTTGGGCTCATAGAGTCGGCCGTTGATAAACGACCGCTCAAGCACCTCATAGCGCTTAGACATTGGTCTGCACTCCAGCAACGATGCCGGCGGTTACCTTGCCCAGTGTTGGGGCGGTGCCGGTCACGGTGTAATTGAGGCGCAGGAAGCGTTCGGTTTTCTGCGGCAGGGTGACGACGGGGGTCTGATAACCCAGTTTCAGGTCGGCCAGCGGGACCACCACCGAATACAGTGAGCGAGGCGAACTGAAACCAGAGTTGTCATCGGTCTGTAGCTCGATGGTGAGGCTGGTCAGGGTGTTGAACGCTTCAACAACCTGAATGACCAGGGGAATGTCACCGCCGCGGCCTACGTCCTTGTTGTCGCCACGGTCGATAACGTCGGTCGAAGCTGCGGAGGCAGTGATTGCCTGGGCGTTCGACATGAGCAGCTTTGCGTCGAAAAGCATGATGGTCTCTCCTGAATAGGGGAAATCCACGCAGTCGTTAGACTACGCGGGCTTCGGTGTTGAGGATGGCGTCGATGCGCTTGATTGGGATGCCCAGGAACTCTGGGATCTTCTTGCCGCCGTACTCGCCCAGGGTGAGGTTGACGTTTTTGGAGTTCATCGCCTGTTTGTGCAGCCACGACTGGATAGTGCGGTTGGCATAGATGATGGTCCGGCCTTCGCCCTGCTCCGGGTTGTCGATGCGATACAGAGCATCAATCATCAGATCGATGATATTCGCGCCGGTCGCACCATCACGGGTCAACTGGGTGACATCGATGTTCGCAATGCGGGCATTTGCGCGCCAGTCACGAACGGACATACCGATATCCCACTTGAAGTGATCGCGATACGCCTCGAAGTCGCCGCCGTTATCAGCACGGGCGGTTTGCTGGCCCAGGAACTTGTGCTGAAAGCCCGCCACGCTGCCTTTCGGATACAGCAGGTGGGTAGACATCTCGCCCCAGGTCACAAACCAGATGGAGGTGTTGGTGGAGCCGGTGCCACCCGCATCGACGATGTTGGCGCCAGACTCTGCCGACTTATCGTTGTAGCGCGGCGCCAGGCCCAAAAACGCCTGAGGCTCTGCCTGAGTGTTGCCGTAGATCATGTAACGGGCGGCTTTGTTGTTGAAGCCCTGCAACTTGGCCATGTTTTCGGAGGTGCGGAAAGCATCGGCGTTACCGCTCAGGTCAGCCAACGCCTTATCGACCAGGCCGTAGTCTTCCATCATGCCGGTGGTATCCAGCACGGGCACGGTGGTTGATTTGCTTGGCTGAATGCCTTGGTTGAACATGCGCCAGGTTGGCTCGGGGATACCGGAACGCATGGTGGTCTTGTGCTTGGAGCCATCGTTGCACTCCTGGTACTCGGCGTCTTGAAGAATGTCGTTACGCTTAGCCATCAGCTCAACGATCTTCATGACCTTTTTGGTGCTGTCTTCCCTGTTGAACTTATCGATCAGGGTCGGCATGGTGGAGGTAAGGATGCCCATCTGTGTATCTCCTACGGTTTATGAATGCCTTAGCTGAAGGCGTCAACAATGGTCATTTCTTTGGGTGCATTGGTCTGGCTACCCGGCATGACGAACTTGTCCTCCGAGATAGCCGCGCTGATGCGGTGGCAGAACTTGAACAGCGCCGGGTGGTTGCCCAGCCCGGAGGTATTCAGCAACTCGGTCAATGCCGGGTCACCGAAGGACTGAATGACCTTGATAGCGCTGGCTACGCTCTTGTCGTAGTTCTCACCGCCAATTTCAGGGTCGCTCTTGATTTCTGCAGCCCAGTCCTTGGCCTGCTTGGTGACGGCGGTCTGGTATAGCTCGGCCTGCTTGCTCGCCAGTTGCGATTGGAAGTCGATGAGCTGCTGGGCCTTGGCCTGCGGGATGTTCAGTTCCTTGGCCAGGTTCTTGAACTCGCCTAGGATTTCCACATCCATCTCCATGCCTTCTGGCAGGGTGAAGTCCTCGTAGACTTCGGGCGCGCTGGTTTCGGCCTTGAGCTTCGCGGCTGCATCGGCGTCTTGCTGGATCTGCTCAGGCGTTTTGGTTTCGGATTCGGTTGCGGCTGTATCGGTTGCGGCTGTAGCTGCGGCAGGCGTCAGAGTGGTGGTGGTCGTTGCCGCCTCGGCGGCTGTCTCGGTGGTGGACGCCGCAGCAGTCTCACCACCACCAGTAGTGCTTGCTTCCGCCTCGCTCATGTACACGCGGCCAAGCAGCTTCATCATCAAAGGGCTCATTCATCTGTCTCCTGGGGTTGTTCAGCAATCGGCTTTGGCGCGTTCTCGGCAGCCATGACCGCGTACAGCGATGGGGTCAGGTCGTTGACCTGGCTCAAAAGAAGAAGGCCAACATTGCGTTGGCCTTCGTTGAAGTTCGTGATTGCGTCGGTGGGGCCTATTGAGCCTTGGAAAATCCTGCAATGGCCCAGGGTTCGCCACATGAAGCGGCGCCCTCGGCTGTCGTCCATCAGCCACTTGAAGTCGGCGATGTCCTGCAATTCCTGCTCGGTGGGCTCCTGTCGTTCGGTCATCACATCGCCCCTACAAGCGCGGTCAGGGCGTTATCCCCTCCAGTGTCGGTCTGGCTAAGCGCCTGGGCGCCCTGGATGACGCTTCCCAGCTCCTGCTGCATCTGCTGGTTTTGTTGCGCTTGGGCACGCTGCTCGCGGATCTGAGCAACCATGTCATCAGCCCGTACCAGCGTTGGGGGCACGCCGATCAGTTCAAAGTATTGGCGCATGGCTTCATCGGAATCGAGCAGGTCCAGCGCTTCGGTGCTTTGGGTGACGGTGGCCACGGTGCCGGCGAACCCAATAGCGCGCTCGATGCTGGATACGCCAATGGCCTTCTGTGCCTGAGCCAGGATGCTGGTGAACTCGATGCGCAGATCCATGTTCGCCAGTTCTTTCGGCGGCGGCGGCAACAGTGGCGCACCCGGCAACATGCCAGTCCAGCGCGGAATCGATTGCTCCAGCATCTGGTTGAAGTACATATCAACCAGCGGGTCTAACAGGTCATCGGTCTGGCGCTCCAGCACTGGCCCGAGCATCAGCAGCTTCTCTTCCTTGCGGGTGGCAATCTCGTACGCGGTGCGCACGCTGTCCATTTGGCTGATCATCAGGAACAGATCGACGAAGAACGCGGTGTCGATGATCGAGCTGTCAGCGGCAATCTCACCACGCAATTGGCCGAGCCATGCAGGCTGAACCTCATACAGCGGCGCGAACTTGGCCCCAACCTGCATATCGTTCAGGTAGGTGATGCTGCCCGGCAGGATCGAGGCGCGTTGATTCTTGAGGCTGGCCGGCGCACCCATTGGCGGGCGCACGCCCTTCTCCAGCAGTTCGGCCTTGCGGCGCTCCATCAGCTGGATGGCCTTGGTGGTGCCGATACACATAGAGCCGGGGCCGGAGCCATACACATCCTCGCCCAGCACGTCCCAGCGCGGCGCCATGACTGGGAACACCTTGAACCCGGATTCACGCAGCATCGAATCCTTGTCGCCGCTCTTTTCCCAGTACACGGACCGGAACGGCATGTTGGTGTTGTCCTTGCGCCCCTTCTCGCGGGTGTCGTTGGGTTCGATGCCATGGCAGATGTCTACCCAGGCGTCCGGCTTGCTGGTCAGCAGGTTGCGCGCCGTGGTGCTCATCTTGTCTTTGCCGAACTGCTGTTCCATCTGGCGGGCAGTCATGCGGAAGTCGCGGTAGAGGGTGTCCACCTGGTTGCGGCTGTTGTTGGCGAGCATGTAACTGCCGATAGCCAGGGGGTACGAGCGCAACAAATCGCTGTCGTCCGGCATTACCACCATCGGCGCGGTACCGAAAATACCTTCTTCGCTGTAGCGGTTGGGCAGAACGCTGTACAGGTTCGACCTGGCCATGACTTCGCGCATGGACGTCTCGGCGGCGTAAAGCCAAGCCTTGACCGGTCCATAAGCCATCAGGCCAGGATCAGGCGTGCCGAACTTCACCCAGGGCGATGCAGGGTTGGTCATGCCGGTGTGCATACCGGCGCCAAGCGTGCGGGCCGCAAACGTCGCTTGCGGGTTGATGATCTTCTGATCGCGGCGCTTGCCGTCGTTGGTGTCGGTGTTGTTCCAGCGGCCAGAGCGCGGGCTGATGAAGTCGCCTAGCTCTTTCCAGTCGGGCAGCCAGTTGCTGTCGCGCTCGCTCTTGAGAGCGGTGTAGCGCTTCTCGCAGCGTTCGCGCAGGGAGTCGGTCAACTTACACCCCCAACAGCGTTTTCTGGCTGGTATTGGCACCGCCAAGCACGCCAGACGAACCGGTCAAGATGGTCCCGTTCTGGCCGGATTGGGCCAGGCGGCGCTTGCGTTCAGCCTCTACAGCGGCCTGCACTGAGTCGCTGGAGGTGGTCGGTGCTGCACCTGGTGACGTTGAGCCTGCCGCTTCGGCCGCTGCCTTTGCCGCTGCCTTCTCGCGCTCGGCCTTGTTGAACATGCCGGTGTTCTCGCCAAACATGTTCGGCAAGCCCATACCTTCAAGCAGGACGTCACCGCCGCGCAACGGGTCGAGCTTGACCACCTTGTTCACAAGTTTTTTGATTCCGCTTCCACACATGGTCAGTTACTCGCGTAAGGGTCGTATTCGGATTCAAGGCCGTTGTTGCTGGCACCGGAACCGCCGTATTCGTTGTATTGGCTTTTCATCACCGGCATGGCGTACGTAAGCGCCAAGGCGTCACCGTCGTCCGGGGAGATACCCAGGCGCTTCTTGATGTCGTCCTTCTTCTCCAGGGCGATCTGGTCGCTGGAGTTGTGCGTGTACATCGGCGAGGTCAGCTCGGCTTCAAGCTCTTCGTTGCTGTCAATGGCCAGGCCCGCACGTAATGCCTCGCGCATCTGCCACCACATGTATGTGCGCATGTTCGCGTAGTGCCGGTCTGGCGCCCTGCTGGCGAAGTTGACATCAATGATTACGATGCCCGGCAGCAAGCGGCGCAGTTGATCAGCAACTGGGCCGCCAACGCCGGTAGCGTCAACGAACACCGCATCCGGCCGATGCTCCATCACCACTGTGCACACCTTGGCGATGAACACCGTGGTGTTGCGGGTTTCGCTTCCTGGAATCTTGATTGGCTTGATGGACTTCGCGTCCAGGCCGCGCCGGAACCTGATCACATTGTTGTCAGCACCGCCCCGGGCGATGTCGATACCGCAGACCAGGGCGTCGTCCATGCCGTAGACCGCTTCACGCTTCATCGCGTCAGCAACCCAGTCAGTCGGGATCAGTTGCAATTCGGAAGCCCTCGGGAACATGCCGCGTACACGGATGCGGAAAAAGTCGCTGTCCTCGCCGTAGTCCTGCTGCCACTTGGCGATTTGCGTTTTGTTGGTACCTTCAACCGTGCGGCTATCAACCTGGCGGTGTCCCCAGCGGTGTTTGTACCGTGTGAAGCAAGCCCGGAAGCGGCCGGTGGTTTTGGTCGGGTTACCGAAGGCAGCCCAAATGATTTCGGTGTTCTCGTCGGTAAGCGCACCTTCGGCCACTTCCCACACCAGGTCAGCAATGGCTGATGCCTCGTCGAATACCAGCAGAAGGCGCTTGCCCTCGTTGTGCAGGCCGGCGAATGCCTCGGTGTTGCTCTCCGACCAGGGCACCGCGTCCACACGCCAGTTCTTTTCATGCTCCGGGTCAGTGCTGATCAGCGCCGTGGCCGTGATCCGGAACCAATGCGAGGTGATGGAAAGCCGGTTCCACTTCGCCACCTCGGGCCAGGTCTTGGTCCTGAGCTGGGTTTCCGTGTTGGCAGTGACAACGCCGCGTGCATCGACGCAGGTGTCAACGCACCACTTGATCAGCCAGGACACCAGGGCAGATTTGCCGATCCCGTGGCCGCTGGCAGTGGCTTCGTGGATTACCTCGCCCAGGTCCTTGGCACCGGCGCGTAACTTCTTGCCGATGGAGTCGAGGACTTCAATCTGCCAATCACGCGGGCCGGTCTTGTTCGCCAGCTCGGTGCCAGGCTCGCCCCATGGGAAGGCGTACCAGACATATCCAAGCGGGTCTTGAGCAAACGAAAGTATGTCCTCGACCAACTGCTGCTCAAGGTCAACCGTTGCTGGCTCGCTCACGTGCTTTAGCCATCCGCTCAGAAAGGGTGTGGGTTACGTTTACTTCCACCTGTTCACGGAAGGCGCTGACTGCTACATGCTTGCCGAGCAGTTCAAGATTCTTGACCTTGTCCGGCCACTTGATCTTTTTCATCAGGCCGACCATCGATCGATCTTCGCCCGAACCTTCGAACATCTCGGCGATATCGAAGCCGACCAGATACTGGCGCCAACCCTTCGGCCATTCCGACAAAGGCTTGAAGCTCATGTCATCGCGCAGGATGTCCAGCACGTCGAGTTGATCAATCTCGACCAGGCGATTCAGTACGTAGTCAGCATTGATCTGCACACGCTTGCTGCGAGAATCCATCGCTTCCTTGATGGCCTGGGCAATTTGAGGTTTTTTCAGGTTCTCATCGCCTATCTGACCGGCCGTCCTTTTGCTGTACCCCGCCCTGATAGCGGCCTGGGTTGCATTGAGGTCAATCAGGTACTCATCAACGAATAGGCGCTGTTTTTGTGTCAGTGCCATGGGAATACTTACTCGCCAGCCAGTTCAGGCTTTTCAGTAGAGGGATCACCCTCCACGACTGGAGCAGTCACAACAGGGACAACCTTGAGCCATTCGAATGAACCGAAGATGGCTACAACTACGCCACCCTCACCAATAAGGCGCAGTTCGTCGCCCTGGGTGAACGTGACAGCCAGCACTTCGTGGACTTCGCCAGCGGACTTGATGTGGTACTTAATCATTTGGATGCCCTCATGGCGCTGTAGGAGCGTTCACAGGCGAATCCGGCCCGGCGACTTGCGTCAAGCGCTGCTGCCAGTTCGCCCGCATGGTTGTCAGCTTCTGTGCGCAGCTCGGCGAGCAAATCGGCAAGGTCGTCGATTGTCTTGCCTCTTGCGGCAAGGCGGGCACGTAGGGCGGCGCGGTCGGCAAGCAGGCTGGTTTGTTGCTCGCGCAGGCTGACACCCACAGCAACAAGCTCAGCAGCGTAAGCGTCATCGCTGATCTTTTGATTGGCTGCATCGGTGCGTACCTGGTCAATTTCTCGTTGGCGTTGCTGTTCGGTCTGGCGGGCCTTCTCGCTGGCTTCCTGGGCCTGGGTAGCGATGCTGGCCACGTAGTCCGCGTGATCGGTCTGCGCATTGTCCAGGCGGTGCGTCTGGATACCCGCCACGATCACCAGCAACGCAATGGCGGCGATCAGGTAGCGATTCATTGCGCAGCCATGCACTTGGCGTGGCGCTCTAACTGGCGAGCCCAGACGCCGGCGCAGCGCTTGTTACCCGGTGTCGAGCAGTCGAAGCCAGCGGCATAGCGATACTTGAGCAGGTCATTGCAAGCCTGGGCGTAGTTGCCGGCCAGCAGGTCACGGCGCGGCGAACCCTTAAGCCAGGTGCCAATGCCGTACTGGCCTACAAAGTCCATGTACAGATCGAATTCGGCCTGGTACAGCTTCACGCCCGGGAGCGATGCGGCGAACTGCTTTTCCGCCTGGCTGTTCAGGTTGCGGGCCAGCACTTCGGCGCGGGCCGGGGTGATCGTGTCGCCAATGCGGACTGGCTGGCCGTCTTCGTAGCGTGTCGAGCCATGGCCGATGGTGGGTACATCGCCCTTGGTGGGGATCACAGCGACCTGGGTGTAGCCCTCGCTTGCCTGCCAGGTGGCGAAGCCGGCCGCACTCAGGCTCAGCGCCGCGACGGCGATGCGCTGGCGAATGACGGGGTTCATGCCCGCGCCCGCTCTTTCAGGGCTTCCAGGCGCGCAGCGCTTTCGATGGACTCGCGGCGATCCTTGCGGACCTGGAAGAACAGATTGATCAGCAGGCCCACCACCGCGACCGCCACACCAGCAATACCTATCCAGTTGACTTGCGACAGCCAGCCAACCATGCCAGCAGCACCGCCAACCAACATGCCCTTATTGGCCACTGACGCACCCACCACCTCTACGATGCTCTCGGGCGTCGGGTTGGCCATGTTTCTACTCCTGTCCGGGGCTGCCATACGGGCCTCCAGATACGAAAAAGCCCCGGCAAATGCCAGGGCTCAGGGATGAATTACGAACACAAAAAAGCCCGGCTCAATGGCCAGGCTTGGTTCAAAGCGGTAAAACCGCAATCTGGCGCTAATGTGCCATTACTGTGTTAACACGTCAATGATTTACCCATTTCGATTTCGGCGGCAGTTCGGACGATAACGCGCCGCACGGCGTCTGCGGGATCACCCAACACCAACTGCTCAACGACGTACAGCTCGCCGTCACTACCGAAGTAATCAATCTGCACGCAATGATCCCCGTCGAAAGCAACGTCCAAGCTGAGCGCCACCATCAGGCGGAAAGCATCGCCGTCATCAGTGAGCGGATTCCATGTACCAGTAGTTCCGCGTTGGGGGTCGTACCATCCAACGTTATGTCCATCGAATGAAGCGGGCGACATACCAGCAGCCTTTGCCGCCAGTTCCATCAGCTCCTGGTCATTCATGCCAGCATACTCCCACGGATAAGCGCGGCTGTTTGAATCAGCGGCGCGTTCATAACGGAAACAAGTCGCGCAGCGAACACCGCCTGATCCAATTCGAACTGGGCCCTTTGCTTCTTGAATTTTGCATCCTGCAAAAGCAACTCCTGGAAGCGTTTCTGGTTTTCGATGTAATCGTTCATGCCGCCATCCTCATGTCCAAACACGCCTGAACGTAATTGTTCCCAGCGATGATCATTTCGCGCACTTTCAAACGAGTCAGGTCGAGCATATTGCCAACACCCTGCATTGTCATGCCAGTGCAGTAGTAAAGCCTCATGCAATCCGCTGTAGACGGGTAGCGCTTCCACAGCGTTGCAACCGCCCCATCGATCATCAGCGCATCATCATCGCTTATCGCGGCCGGCAGATTCTTGGTGATTTGCTCTACGTTGTCGCGCATCAGGGCATACAGAGGGGAAATACCATAGCCAGGGACGCCGGCACCCTGCCACACCCACCGACCCCACTGGGTTAGAAGCTCTTCGGCGTCATAGTTCATGCTGCAGCCCTCTTGAGCTCTCTGGTCTTTGCCCGGTATTCGGCGGTCATCGCCTTCAGCTCATCCACGGTGTATCTCTTTGCCTCATGAGGACCTTCAAGCCATGCCACCTTTTCCTCGCCAATTCTCTGTAGGAGCGAGATTCGGTAATTGATGAGGTTTCCCGAGAGGTGGTTATTGCACGGGGCGCACTGCTTCCAGGCGTTGAGCGGTTCAAACCTCAGCTCTGGGTTCGCCCCTACAGTGCGGTAATGGCCGGCGTGATACTGGCCTTCGTGGTGGCGGCCGCAACTCACGCATGGCAGTGCCGCATCACGGGCACGAATCCAGGCGTTGAATGCCTGCTGCGTATCCTTGAGGTGATCCGCCCTGCTCTTCAGCTTCTCCTTACGGACCTTGATGTCCTTGCGACCAACATCCGCCAGGGCCTTCTTGGCGCTCGCCTGGCCCTTCTCCGACTTGCCGTAGGCGATGGCGCACTCGATCTCGCCGCACACCGCCTGCGTATCTCTGGAGGGCGTGAACATCACTCGGCACTCTGGGCAGCGCTTTCGGCGTGCGACACCAGACTTGATCGGAGTTTTGCGTTGCAGCGGGGTGCGCTTCATGCGAACACCTCGCGAAACCATTGCAGCACTGTTCTTGGCTTGGCCATGGCCAGGCCATCTTGATATCCGGCCCGGTATGCATCCATGAATGGATGGCGCAAATACCTGACACCGTTGCGGTTTTTCGCATCTCGGTGCCCTTCTTCGTAAGCCTGGCGACTTCTCTGGGACGTTTTACTCATGCCGCCGCCTCCCATTGCTCAGGCATCTTCCCTTTCGGCTCGCTCCAGGTGACGCCCTTTTCGGCGCCGAAGACGTACATGCATTCGATTACGTCGCCCAGTTCGGCAACGGTCATGCGCTTGGTGCTTTCGCCCAGCATCACCACACCACCGTTGATGCCCTGGGCCATGCGGATCTCCTGGCGGGCTGCAGCGGTCATAAGCGCCTTCCAGTCCTCGCTGTCGAGCTTCTGCATCACTCCATTGACTGGCCATTCAACCTGGCGGGAGATGTCGCCCAGCATTGCCCACAGCTTGGCGTTCTGCTCCAGGGTGCGGCGGGACTTCACAGGACGGACGATGATCTCAACTGCGCCGGCGGCCGACAGCTCAGTTGCGAACAGGTAGGCAAGGCGCAACACCTCACGAACACGGGATGGGCCTGACGTCCAGAAGTGGCGAGGCTTGTGGATGACGTTGGTCATGACTGCTCTCCCTTGCCCAGGGCGGCGTCGGCAGTTGCTCGCATTTTCGGGCATGACAGGCCGCCATGATCCGTGTACACGCCGCAAGTCACGCAGCCTGTGTAGCCAATCACAGGGCTCTCCGCTCGCCTAACAAGGGCCCGCCACTGCTCAGCATCCTTTCGCAGCGCCTCGTTCTCAGCCTTCAGCTCAGCCTTCACCCGCTCGTAGGCTTCGTAGCCGGTGCGTAGGCCGGCGACTTCGGCCTTGAGCGCTTCAACCTCCTGCCACAAGCGGTCTGCAAGTGGGTCATGCCAGCCTGGCATCTTCTGCAAGCTGCGCATGTGCACAGCGAGCTCGGTAGATGATTGCTCTCTGACGTAGGTCATGGCTTCACCTCAAACAGCTCAGGATGTAGTTGGCGTGCTGGACCTGCCATCCAGGGGCGCCGAATGACTACGTGGAATCTCCACGCCCAAATCGATAAGTGATTCGCCCCTCGGCTATGCATAAAGCTCCTGCATGCCTGATAGCGCCATGGCAGGAAGGTGACCTTCAGAAGGCAAGACTTCGGCAGGGCCTTGTGCTTGACCGTTGCGTCGTGTGGCATCGAATGAATGTTCATGACTTCACCTTCAGGCCTGCGGCTTCGATGGCCGATTGTTGAGCCTTGATCAGTTCCGCAGCCTGAATACCAATCGAGAGTGCCTGAGGATTTTTTTCATCCTGCTCAAGCATCTTCGCGATGTGGAATGCATCCTCCGGGGAGATCGGCCCCGCAAGTTCGGTGCCCATGTAGTGATCAATCTCTTCGCTGGCGCCGTATTCGGTCAGCGTGTAATCGAGCAGGCGCCCGCAGGTTTCGCAGTGACAGCAGCCGTCATTTTCTTGCTGCCATCCGCCATCGACGTATTCAGCACGCCCTGCTGCGACCTCTGCTTCCGCGCATGACCGGCAGTAGGACGGACCCTGGTCAGCGTCAGCACCACCAATCCAGTGAGGGAATGGAACATCCAAGGAGTTTGCGTGAGCGTTCAGAACCAGCAGCGCCGCGCCCGACAGGTCCTGCGTCTTCTCTTCTACGAATTCGCTCATGTCCGCTTCTCCCCTGCTTCCGCGATCAATGCCATGCGCTCCAGGCGCTCGGCGGCCTGGCTGGCCAGATTCATGCCGTCTGCCTCATCCACCACCGGCATGCACACAAAACGGATTCCGTGCTTAACCATGGCGTTCGCCATCTCAAGGGATTGGCGTAGCTGGGCTGGGTTTGCTCGTTTCATCAGAATCCCTCCTTGCCGCGCTGCGATTCCCATTCGAACGGGATCACGATCACCCCGCCCTCCCGAAGGCGATCAATGCACCGGTCGCCAATGGCATCCGGCAGCGC